CATAAAATTGAGAACCTGATATGTTTAAAGAACTTGAAACATGTGTGCCATTTATTGTTGTTGTGGTTTCTGTACCAGAACCTGTCACCACAAGAGAACTGCTAACAAAAACAGACCCTGTAAACTGATGAGTGTCATCTGACGTGTCACCAAATTTTGTGTCACCACTTGCAGAAAGATTAGTAACTGTTTTATCGACAACATTTATGTTGTATTGGTTTGCAGATAAAGTACCGGAGATCTCCACACTTCCGGTAATTTTAAGTGTGCTTGATGCAGTGTGATAAACAAACTTGTCCGAACCACTAAGCACGCTATTTCTGCCGTGGTCGCCAACCCTAAACTGCACAGACCCTGTGGGACCGCTTGCTGAGAGAGCCGCTTGCGCGTCAATATATGCCCATGAAAATTCGCCCATCTACTAGATACTCCTATATTTTATAAATGCTCACTATAAATAGGAACAAAAAGGGAATAGTTCTAGATATTTTATGCGATCTCCACAAACGTATCAGACGGCTCAAATAATAATAGAAAATCAAGTGGCGCACCTACCGCACCAGTTTTATCTATACAATACCCTACTCTTCTAACAAATTCACCAGAACCAGTTGGTGGGGCGAACTGATATTCACCTGCCGAATACTTTGAAACATAAACAGGCATTCCAATTTCTATTTCGCCCGGTAAGGATACAAGAGACCCGGTTACTCTAACAGTGCCTCTTCTCAACATACCATGAGTGGTAGAATTAGTATTTATTGCGATTCCAAGTAATTGTTCACTACCCGTATCGTCATCGTCCGCCTGGGCAGCAGTAAATGCACCATTGGCTTCTAAATAATAAAGTTTTCCTGCTTCGACTGTGCTCCCACCAAGTGAAATAACATGTCCTTGTAGTTTTCCAATTGCACCGTATTGAGTGGTGTATTTATTAGAGCCAGAATCTATTGCTGATAATGTTGAAAACTCTCCGGCATGCACTGATAAGGTTGTGGCTGTTGTGCCGCCAACGAAAGCCTTGGCGTTAAGATTGGTATCATCCCAAGTTAAGTTAGCTGATGCACCAAGGGCAGATCCGCCTTCATTAAATTGAACTTGAGTGTCGGAGCCCGCTGGTGTGGTGGATCCACCGCCTCCTGCGGAACTTGTTATAATAATATTATTATTACTGTCTAATCCAAGATAGCTTTTGCCGCCTCCGAGAGCGCCAGTGGGGATTGTGCCATTAGCAAAATCAACGGTAATCCTCTGTCCCGAAAGAAGTATACCATCTCTTGAGCCAGATATAATTAATTTATTTGATGAAGCTTCGTCATATTTAATCGATGCATCACCTTCGCTTCCAAACATGAGCGGCTTATCATCAAACAATTTTACATCGTCTTGAAAATCAGTTTCACCTTCAAAAGTTGTATCACCAGTAACAGTTAGAGTTCCTGAAACAGTTGTGGCACCATCAACATCGAGCACTGCGTTAGCAATGGTTTTGTTGTTTGCAAAACCAACAATAACGCCTTCGCTTGTTCCAGCGGCTCGTATTAGGTTTCTTCCAGTGCCGCTTCCGTTTTCGATGCGTATAATAATATCTTTGCCATCGTTTTCATTTCTGACAAAAAAGTTGTCATTGTTATTAAAATAAATTCCACCTTGTTCTGTGCCCTCTTCCACAAAGACAATTTCTTTGGTGCTGTCTCCCGGTGCTTTTTCAATTACTAAAATTGCTGCATCCGATCCAGTTAAGCGAAGACTTCCTGTGACCATTACAGTATTAGAGGTTTTATTAAATGTGAAGCCGCTGTCACCTCCAAAATTGCCACCATCATTAAATTGAACTTGTGTATTTGAACCACCGGGTTCGCCTCCAGCGGAAGAAGTTAGAATAAAATCGCCGTCAGTATTAACGCCGACATAGCTACCTCCGCCTGCCAGAGTTCCACTTTCTGGAACTAATCCTGGTTCATAATTACTACCACGAAACGACATAAAACACCTTTATTAATCCGTCAATCCAGAGCCGGTGAGAGTATACATTCTTCCATTGTTAATTTGTGTAAGCTCTGCTACAATCGTAAAGCTTGCATTGCCCCCATTCGCAGCAGGGGCGGATACATATACTTGTGTTGCTTTAACATTGAATGTATAAGAATCTTCTTTTGAATCAAATAAAACAAAATGGTTGCCATCAACGACATTACCTGAGCCAGTTGAGTTAAAGTGAACACGAATGTCTTCTGCACTTCTATTAATTACAGTGATTGTTTTTGTGACCATGGGAAAAGCGAAACTAGTCTCATGACCTGCACCGAGTGTAGTTGAACCCGTGATGTAAGGCGTGCCAGCTACTTGATACGAACCGACGTTATTTAAACCAACTCCGTATGTGCTAAAAGGATCTGCTGCCATAATATAATAAACTCCAATATTTCTTTATAATTAGTTTCTTTTTTTTGTTAAATTCTTATTTTTTGCTTTTTCTCTTTTAATACGATTGTTTCTTTCATTACGCACATCAGATGGTTTACGATAGTGACGACGACGGCGAACTTCATTTAAAATACCTGCCTTTTTAACCTTACGGGTAAATCGACGTATCATGCGTTCTGGCGTATCATTTACCTTTCTGCCTCGTCTATTGTTTTTAAGAGGCTTTACTGTTAGATTAGATGCTCTGCTCATTTTACCACTCCTGACCAATTCTTATTTACACCGCCGAATAATTGGCTAATATCGACACCGGAATCTCTTGGGTCTACACCGGAGAGAGGATCGCCTTGCTTTGTTTGTGCGGGGGCAGCGCTTGGAGTTGTGCCTGCAAAAAGGTCTACGCCATTGTAAGCATCTTTGCCAACAGCATCTAACATGCGCTTTCTTGTTTCTTGCAGCTTTTGTTTAGCAATACGGTTCTCTTCTTCATAATCACGCTGTGGGGCGGCTGGTTGTTTTGTTTCGACTAGTCGTTGTCCGCCAAGACCTTGTGCTACTTCTGATACAATGTTGGACAAGATCCCCTCTTCAAAAATTACCTCTTTAATACACTCTTTGATAAGTGGTTTTAGAACCTGTCTTAGTTCTGATTTTTTCATTTTTGCCTCAGTACATCGTTTAGTGCTCTATTAATACGATCTGCTTTTGTTATGATATTTGGTTGTTTATTTTCCTGCATCATAAATGCACCAGTGGTTGAAGGCTCAGATACAAAATCAAAACAAATTAATTGAAAATCCTCTTCAACAACTGTCTTACCATTTGACTCGTGAACAGAACCCATTCCTCGGGAAGAGATACCCAGTTTAACACCAGATTCCACGAGAGAGCGAAGAATTTGCCCAGAGGGTGTGTTAAGAATTTGGACCTTGCCCATTACAGCATCGCCATCCCACCAAACCTCAGTTACAAGATGGGCAGCATTTGCAAGATTAATAACTGCTGAATCAGGGTGATCAAGCTCGCCCAACGCTCGCCTTTCTTTTACAAGCTTTCCATAGTTTTCCATTTCTCGCTCTAAAATAGGGC